TTTTATTGAAGCCCCAGCCATGACTCCAATTGCCGTAGTGATTCCTGCAAGCGCAACAGCACCAGCCTTTGCCGCCGCTTTAAATCCTGTTGAAATATTGTTTTTTATGGAACTAATTTGAGAGTCTATTTTCTTTTTGTCAATACTGGTATCAATTAATACGCTTCCGTCTGCCATCTAAAATGCCTCCCAAATATCCTGCAATTTCTCGCCCACCGTTTTCTGTTTACCCAAAGCGTAAGCGTCTTTTAATCGACGCATGCTAGACGCCCAATCCTTGTCAGCTCCTTTAGGGATCTTTTGCGCCCGTATCCCAACAACCTCTGATAGCTTTGTACAGTCCGGCAAGTTGTCCAATAGAGAAAGGAACGTCCACCAATGCAAGTTGGCAACAGTCAAATCAATATGGTACACTTGCATAAAAGCGGCGTAAATGCGTTCCGAATCTTCCAGCAAGTCAAACACCGGTTCCTCTTTGCTTTCCTTGGCCTCCACACCACGATTTATATATGATGGAATGTATTCCAACAAATGTTCCATATCCTTGTAAACGTTCGCTTTTGGAAAGAATTGCAACACCGCAACAACAGCCTTTTCCGTCTCGTCAATGTCTGGATCACGTAGCATCGCAAAGAACTTTATCGGTTGCCGAAAGTCAGTGTTGATATCATGCCCACCGTATGTGGTGGGCAATTCATCCAAAAGCGGATTGAACATTACAGGTATTTTCCCATCTTGTATTCAAGCCCACTAGAGATAACCTCACTAAGCGCAACGGCAACATCCAACATGTTGTAGATATCGTGACCCGACGCTTCCCAAATCCGTTCGTAATCACCAAGCACAAAGTCAACCAATTTCTTGATACACAAGAGCATGTCGTCAATGTCCTCGGTTTCCATCATCTTGTCTTTTGCCTTTTCCAATTCAACGACAAATGCTTTTGCCTGTTTGATGAACTCGTAGTTCGACACCTCGACACCGTACACTTTCCCTGCGATCTGTATATCTTCCGAACGCTTCTTAAAATCAATTGTTTTCATTTTGAATCCTTTTTATAGTAGGGGAGGTTTTACCCTCCCCAATTACGACTAGGCTCCGATTTCAAGGCCAGAGAGTACAGCGGTCTTAAACAGCACGACACGCCCGTTTCCATCAAGTTCGAACATGTTCAAACTATTACCGACAACAGCGGCAATGTCAGCACCAGAAGTGTAGGCAATCGCCTGTACGAACGAACCTGCATTTGGAGCGGTCGGAACGCCAGCGGTCAACACATATCCGAGAGTGTTAGTTCCACCAGGGGTTGCGGTGAACTTGGTTGCCCCAAGCACACTTCCAGCGGCAACGGTAGCAGTCAATGCAGGAGCGGAGGTGGCAAGTGCCAGCACCGGCTTTGCCTTGAAATGCAACTCGAAAGACCACTCGCCCTTTGCCGGAGCATCGCCACCGGGAGGTGTGATGTTCGCAATGGTCACAACGCCAGACTTCGTGTCTCCGTTGAAATTGGTGTAACGAGCCTGTGAAGTACGTGAACAACCCAATTCGAACTGCTTTGCCAAGATGTAGTCTTGTGCGGCGTCGCCCTTGATGCGATCAAGAGTAACAGCAAGTACATATTGTGCCCCGACAACCTGCGATTCCGCAAAACCCTTGCCGTCGTAGTACGACGTCTGGTCAACGGATTCATTCAACGCCGGAGCGATATTCTTGACACCGGCAGAAAGTGCTTTCCAGCTTGCCGTGCCACCGTAGTTTACGTCAATCTCCAAGAGACTTTCGTAATTCAATGGAATAGAACAGTTAAACATATGATTTAGCCCTCCATGTAATAATCAAGCATAAAACTTGATGTGTATATTTTTTCGTGCTTGTCGGTCTTTGACACAAAGTGCGCCGATACGACAAGCACGTTCTTGACTATCTGTATACCGCTTTCCAACTGTAGCCCGTGCGGTAAATCGAGCAACTTCTCAATCTCGAAAAGGTCAGCGACAGCGGTTTGTGCGTTTAGGTCTTTTGCATACATGGAGTATGCGAATTGACCAACACGTGAACCATCCATGTACCGTGTCTCCACCGCCTGTGACGGGTCTTGCAACAACATGAACCGCTGTGATGCGTCGGTGTAGAAGGTATCAACATCGGTGATTACAACGCTAGAGTGGTTTTGTATATATGTTGCCAAAGCGTCAACTATTCGCATTAAGTATCTTCTCCCAGTTTTTTATCTTCGTAGCCTTTGCCTTCTCGAACCACTTTGCCTGTGCATGCGGATTGCTATCCTTTGAAAAGTTGAAGTCGACCCCGTAATACATTTTCTTGGCGTAGGGTGCAGTCCACTCTAAAACCCCACTTCCTATCTTTGATCCTGTAATACCAGACGACATAAGATTGCCAGTATCCATCGGTGCATAGTAGTTGGAGTCTTTCAAAACTTGCGTGTCTAACGCCGGTTGTAAAACATCAATATGCGATTTTATTTTAGAGGCTATCTTTGCAACATTGAAATCTATTGTCATGTCAAATATATCTCCAAGTGGTGAGTGCCTCTCTCGTCTGGTGCAGGGAATACTTCTCGTATGGTCAATTCTACGCCGTTATACGTTACCTTGTCCAACTGCTTAAATGTAGCTGGTGTGGAATATGAAGGGTCCCAAAACATCAGATATTTGTCGTCTTTTCCTTCGCCGTATGTACTAAGTGCAGTCCTGTCTACCGGCTCCAATCGCACCCTATTTATGGTGGTAGTAGTAACCGTTTCAGTGCCGTACATGTCTACACCTGTAACCGATGAGAGCGTAACGGTATGGATTAATAGTCGGCGTGGTATTGGTCTAGCCACAATAAACACCTCTAAAAGTAAGCCCTGTCTGCTCAAGAAACATGTTGGCACGACTACAAAGGTTGTTCTTACTAGATCCTTTGATAGTTCCGCTATACGAGAATTTGGAAACTGTAACGTCGCCTATGGTGTCATCGTTATACGTGTCTCCATTGAGTACATACCATTCAACCTGTGCCGCCGTAGCCTTGTATACCAGGTTCCTGATGATAACGGCATAATCGCCAATATCATCTATCTGCCAGTTGCACTTTGCGTTGATATCATCTGTGGCACGTATGATAAGCTTAGTTAACTCGTCGTCTGTCCCTGCCTCACCGTGATAAATGTCACGATAATAATCAAGGTCAATAAAACCTATAGATGGTGATACTGTAGGGTCTGCAAGGAGTTGTTCCCAAGTCAAATCGTCATATACGCCCATTAAAGTATCCTCCATCTATATAAATAGTCATTTCTGCTTCTTTGTCTTAGGTTTCGGTGCATCAAACACCGGATTAGCGTCGATAACTTCATATTTGTCATTCACTTCACCGTCTAGGGTGTAACCCTGTTCGATGAGTTCATCAATTTCTTTTTTAGTTTTTCGTATCCGTGATAAAGTTCCAAGAGTAAGTTTGTAAAGCATGTTCCCTCCTTATAGGAATACAGGGAGGGGTTGCCCCCTCCCGTTAATGTTAGGTGATGTCAGCAGAAATGAGAGTCACTTCTTTGACCTTTACGATACGCCCAAGAGTGTCGACTTCAAGCATGGTAAGTACCTGCCCGATAGCGGCAGCAAATGCAGTACCAGAAACATACGGCTCAACAGCAGTGGGATACTTGGTAAGCAGTTCGTTGTACAACACACCAGGAGAAGCGGCGCCGAGGATATAACCCAAAGTGTTGCCAGTGGTAGCGGTTGCAGTGAAACTAGTATTACCGGTTCCAGTTGCGGCGGCTACAGTTGCGGTCAGTGCAGGAGCGGCAATCGCGGTGTACGACACCAACATTCCGGGAATTTTGTTGTCTGGAATGAACAGGTCGTGGTACAGGCGGTACTGGATCAACCAGCCATCGGTCGTTTGGTTGATGTCGGGAGAGAACACTTTCAACTTGTCGTGCTTCATCACGCCGTAAGGAGCGGAATCCGGCAGGATAATCCAGTTGATGTTCATTGCGGTTTCTGTAGCGGTGAATCCGAACGCCGAAGAACCGTCATTGAATGTGAAAGCAGACTTGAACCTAGAACTAGGAACACGAATGATTTCAACACCGTCAAGGTAACGGGTCTTGGTCTTTACCGCTCCGTTGTTCGACACAACATCAAGACGCTTCTCAATCTTGTCGGCCATGTCAAGAACCCTTGCGGCTTCATAGGACATGTAAATCTTCTTTCCAGCCTCTTCCCCGATGATGTTCTCAACGGTAGACAAGTCCTTGGCGAGTTCCTCAAAGATTGTAGCGTCGGCAAGGGTGTAACTCTTGGTCTTGAGGTTGGCATTGGCAAGTGAGAAGATTTTGCTGTAGCGGTATGCGTCGACCTCTGGCACAACCTGCTCGCGGTTCAGCATGTTCACGACGCGCCCAGCCTCGACGACAAAACCGGACTCGTCCAAATCCATTTCGTCGATGGTAAAGGATATGCCGCGGTCTTTAGAAATCTTGTGGGTCTCGTATTCGGACACGATAGCACCGGCAACATAACCAGTACCCCTGTCATAGTCTGCCAGTCCAGACAGCGACATTTTTGGAACCTTGATTTCGTCTCCGCCGGTGTACTGGATCGGATTCATTTCCATCGCGACAGTAGTCTTGCCGGGAATCTGAACCTCATCCAGCATCTTAGTGAAAAGTTTTGCAAATTCTATGGTGTTTCCCATAACGTCCTCCGTGTATTAGGCACAAAAAACACTAGTGCCTATAATTAAGTTTGGTGAATCTTATAAGGGATTCTTACCTCACCTAGAATTATAAGGCTCTAGTGCCTCGCCTAAGTTTTTAGAGAACTTAGTAAACTACTACAAATATACTACCACAAGTGGTATGGAAATGCAACTACGAGCGCATAAGTTCCTTCTTGAACAATTCCGTCAAGTCGGTTTCCTTGTTTTTCGGTGTGTTTTCGACTGGATTCCCGAACTTGTCTAGCTTCGCGCCACCCTTGAACTCCGGGAACTCTTTTAGCACCGCGTTGATTTTGTCGCTCACCGTCTCGCCGTCGTAGGTCATTGCCAGCTTTACCAACTTGCTTGCCTTGTCAGCCGGTACGCCAAGTTTCACTGCTTCCAGTTGCGCTTCCGCAATTGTCGCTCGTTGCTCTGCGGTGGTCGCCTTTGTCTGCTCAGCTTTCAACGCCTCCTGTAGCTTTTCGGATTCTGTTTTCTTTGCGTCCTCCTGCTCCTTGTACTTCTTAAGGGCTTCCTTCGCGTCCTTGGCATCCTCGATACCAAGTTCCTTTAGCAACGCCATTCGTTCAGCCGTCTTGGTCTTTGCGTTCAGCGCATTGACTTCTTCTTGGGTGAAGGTTTTTGGTGGTTCCGGTGTTGGTTCCGGTGCAGGTTGATTTGCCACCGGTGGCGTCGGGTCGGTTTCCACGTCGAAGTGGAACATCTTGTAATACAGGTCTTTCATTGTTTGTTCTCCTTACAACACGTCGTAAATCAATTCGCGTGTTGATCGTCTTGTGCGATTTGTCTCTGACAAAAACTCCTTCAACCTATCTTCACGCCTTGATAGCGTCTTTCTTGCTTGCTCTACCGCCATTGTGTCTTTCGTCTTTTCCATGACAGCAATCTCGCGCTTGCTCTGCCGTACACCACGTTCATACAAACGTTGCTTTTGGCTGTTTGCATAGGCTTCTTCATCGAACTTTCTGGCAGGAAACGTCTTTGTGCTTAATCCTGGAAAATATGGATAAGCCGTATGGCGACAGTTCACGCCAAAAATTCCAGCCGGTTCGCCGTAGCTTGTTGAGCTTAACAAAGGATATCCTTTAGTCTGTCCGCTACGGCTGTACACCTTGCCTTGATACGGTGCGCAACCTTCCCTAGCGTCAACATGCGATGATATCTCTATCAAATCAGTGCCGTACTCGTCGCACCGTGTAAATTGTGTGTCGGTGGTTACACTGCGTACGGTGCTACGCATGACCATCTGTGCATATGCTTCCGTTGACCATTGCTTACCAGCCCTGTCAACGATGGATGGTATGCCACTTTTCGACCACTCTCGCACCGTCTGTGCAATCGCATCATCGATGGAATACGATCCAGACAATATAAGCAATGATGCTTTATTGACTGACTGGATATAAACACCTCCAGCGTTCTCCAGCAATGTCTGCATAGTATAGTTCATGCCTTGCACCGCACGCCCTTGGTACGATGCAAGCATTTCACGCAATGCTGGACTAGCGTTTGGTGGAAGCGCATCTAACAGGCTTGCACCGGCGGCTTTTGCTTTCAAAAACTGTGGTTCAATCTCGTCAAGTGCAGATTTCATAGCCTCCCGCACTTCCGCTTGTGACAACGTGCCAACCTTGCCTTTGAACCGCTCTATAACTTTCCTGTTCTCGGTGTTCAACGCCCCATATGCTTCAAGGCGTGAGATTTGCCAATCGGCAGACGCAACGGAACCTCTCGAAAGAAAAGTAACGATGTTCTCCATGATTTGTGTCTCTACGTCATATAACAGGTCGTTGGCGGTTTGCACTGTTAATCCTCTACCCAATCCACGGCTATTTCGTCACCATCAATAAGAGAATCTGACTTTACAACTCCAATCATAATAAATGGCACAAATTCACCGATTCTCAAGTCTTCATCTTCATGGAAGTATAGGGCTAAACTTCCTAATGCACCGCCAATATTTTCAAGTTCCTTACTCAAGTTTTCCAGCGCCTTTCTCACTCCACCATAAGCCTTTCCAAACTCACTGTTTTCTAAACGCTTAATGCTTTTTTCGTTTAACATCTTCCTGTTTCTCCTTTACATCAAATATACACCACAGTATCACGAACTTCAAGTACCAATGCCAAACAGCGATACTTCTTCCTTCTTTCCGCTCTCCAAAGTCAATGCCATCTTTTCGGCTTCTTCCTTGCTGATACCGTGTATCTTCTCCAAGACAAGAGCCAATGGAGCAAGTCCGCTGGCATACAGGTTAATCCAGTATGTTGCCTTTGCGTTCCTGTCCTCGATTACGCTGTCGTCAAAGACAATGTTGTATTCGGTGTCTGTCGTGGTTCCAAGACTGTACTCTCTTATCAACGAGCGCATTGAATCCAAGAGTTGCACAACGCTTGTGCCTAGGTTATTCTCGTATGATTTCTTTGTCTTGAAGGTCTTGGAATTGTCGCTGATAACTTCTGTCGCAGTCTTTACCGAACCGCCGTTGTCAAATGAAATTGTTCCAGCGGAAAATTCAACCTGTATAGACAGGATGTCGAATAGCGTCTGTATCGCAAGGCGTATTTCTTCAATACGAAGCTCCACGCTATTGTCCTGTATCTTTAATGCTTCTTCATCGTCAATGTTCAATGCAGAAAACACTTCATCAGATGCATCGAAGTACCGCACCATCTTACCGTTTTCATCTACTATGGTACGGATAGCGTTCGCCGGTACAATGATACGTTTTTTACCCAAAACAATCTCACTGTTAAGACTGTCGAAAGCGATGTCGAGTGCTTGCAAGGTGTCCATTGCGTTTCCGTACATGGATATTCCAAGCGGACTTTCCGGATCGAAATTGTTTGCGATTGCCGGTTTCACATAAGAGAAAAGCGGAGTATCGACAAGAATGGTAGACTCCGGCACAATGTCGTCAGGCAACGGCAACTTGCGCCCCGTTTCCTCTTCGTACATGGTGTTTGTGATTACATACGATGCGCCAACCTTACGGTGTGTCTCTACCAATGACACCTTCTTCTTATCCTTGGTCATGTGTGAAATGAACGATGCTTCCGTGACACGCTTATTGTCCCATGAAAGCGGTATGAAGTTGTGCGCTTTTACAAAGTCTATGATGATCTTTGCGCCGTCGTACCGTATCTTCATGGCACCACCACCCAATGCTAGAACGTACTCGGAAAACTCTTGCAAGTTGGTAAGGAAGTCGTTCTGGTCAAGAACCTCACTGATAGCCGGGTCAGTTGTGATTGTTGGCGACTCAGAGAATACCAGGGAATTGAGTTCCTTGCATACCAGCTTTCCAGCGTTGAGCGACAACCTTCGCCGCGTCTTTGTCTTTCCGTCCACCGTGCGATAGGTGTACTCAAGCCATGGTGCTTGCATCTTGTACGCATCGAACCACGCCTCTATTGCTTCTTGCCGTGTGGCGACGCTGGCTGGAATTTCGTTTAATATCGTCTTTGGAATAAACATGTCCTTGATCCTCCCTAGTATACTCATATTGCCCCCTAACAGTCAGTGTGCCGTTTTGAGATATAGTCAATCTTTGTTTGGTATTCTTTAACGACGCAATCCAATGACTGGTCAATCTTTCTGTGCTGTTTTATATCATAAACAATTTTCAATATGTTTCTTACCAATCCAGAAATACCAAACAAAATTAAGACTACTACCAATACGTTCATACCATCAGCTCCTTATATCTGCGCTCGAACGAATATTCCCATGCGTCCAAACTGTCAACATTGCTCGTACCATCGTCCAGCCGTTCTTCATTCATTCCCTTGACGTCCCACACTGCGTTCTCAACAGCATCGATCAGGTTCTTGCACCGCCGGTGTATGAACGCCCTGTCGCAAGAGAGCAGATAGTCAAGCAACCGTATGCGGTCGACAATCTTTATCTTCTTGCTTCCATGGATGTTGATTATGCCAAGGTTCCGCATAGACTTGACAATCAACTGCTCGGCATTGTCAACATATCCATCTGATACAGTAGTATACAACTCTTTCTGTTGTTTTGCAAACGTCGCGAAGTTCTTGATGATTGATTCCGTAGAATGGTTTTCCTTGTCGTACACCTCGTCCAACGCTATGATTCCAAGTTTTCCGTCCTTCATGTAGAATCCAGTGTTTATATACGCTGTCGCGCTTTTGTTGCCACCGATGTCAGCACCAAGGTTGCAAAAGAATATACGGCACGGAGTACCGTCCTTGTTCTTCGGCAACTCGTCAACAACATGCCTTGACTTGTCGAAACTAGTATATATGGTTCCTTCCGCACGTACCCGACGCCCCAAGATATAGCGTTGGTAGAACACGCCGGTATACTGTCGTTCCAGTTCTGCCCGTCGCTCTGGCGTGATTGCCGGATTGTCGTCCAGTGTGAAGTGGTACCACCGATACCCTGCGATGTTGTCGTTCATGTACTTGTCGATGTAGTCGGTGTATATCCAGTGGCTTGGCGCGTCAGGGTTCAGCGTCCAGAAGATGCGCCGATCAAGCGACACCACCGTCCGGTTAAAGCACTCGACAATGGTATTCTGGTGATGGTTGTTAATTTCGTCGGCATACCATCCGGCATACGTTTGTCCACGTATCGGCTTGTATGATGAAACATTGTCACCACCAAAGTAATATATCTTCTTCTTCGTGCCAACTAGTGCAAGATACTTCGAATTGTTTTTGTCTGTCTTTTCCTCAATCAGCCCACCGGACAGCGCAAGAATACCAAACTCGTTTTCTATGCAGTTCCGGTAGATAGAGCCTTGCGTCGCCCCTGTCATGATAAACCGGCTGTCACTGACAGGATACGCCATGACATACGCAAGGAAACCGAATAACGACGTGACTGTTTTCATACTGCGGACGGAACCCTCCCACACCGTGAGAAAGCCCGTGTTTTTTATGGATTCAAGTGCTTTTTGCCCGAATGGTAGAAGGCTATTTGTTTCCATTTAACAACTTGTCGGCAATGGCCTTGAATGCTTCATGGAGATTGTCGTCCTCATCGTCTTTTGGTTTGTCGCGCCAGCCGAGTTGCTTCAAGCTAAAGACAGCCATGGTCTTTTCAACATCGCCATGCAGACCCATTTTTTCAAGCTGTGCTTCTTTTTTGTCTATCAACTTTTTTATTAGTGTGGAAAACTCTTCATAATCGTAAAATGTCGTTCTTGGAATATCGTTCAGATACGCAAACTCGGCTATGATTGGTATATCGGTTTCGCTGATATACTTCTCTAGCCTGTCTAAAATATCTTTCACTTCTTCCTTAGAATAATTCCTAGGTCTTGCCATGCAACTAGTTTACACCTTTTTGCCACGAATAGCAACATGCATGAGTAACCCGCCGATTTGAGGACTGTTAGTAGCCTTGGCGGGTGTTGCTAGACTGAGTGTAGCATAATCTTTGTTAGACATCAAGCATAGAGCCTTGAAGTTCCTTTCCGGAGAACAAATCACCTTGCATTGTGTGAATATTGAACCGTTCCTCTTGTGCTTTCCAATAGTCTGGATCTAATTCGCAACCGGTGAAGTCAAATCCCATGTCGTAGCAAGCAATCCTTGAGGAACCACTACCAACATGAGAGTCAAAGATTTTATCGTTAGGTTTGGCGTAGTTTTTTAAGAGCCATTTGTAGAGGGCTACGGGTTTTTGGGTTGGGTGGATTTTGCCACGGTATGCACCCTTAGCTAGTGGGTCATACTTGAATATTTTTACATTTTTATCAAAAGAAGTCCAAGCGAGTTCTGCTTCTGCATATGTTCTATTCTTAAACCCTTCGCCTTTATCCCATATTAAAAAACATCTTGTAGGAGGTAGTCCAAAATAGTTACCTCCCCAAATAATTTGGTTTGTGCTTATTCTTATAAGTTCGTCAAAATATTCTTTTGGAGGTATTCCATTATCCCATTCTTTACGTTCTAAATCATTAAACCCCTTATACCCAACATTCCCTCCACTCATCCCAATCCCATACGGCGGGTCAACTATCGCCAACTCGTAATATTTGTCTGGTACGGTTTTCATGTATTCCATGCAATCAATCAATTTAACTTCGTTCATATATCAACCTCTCAACATCTTCCACCGACCGCACCAAATCATACGGAACGCCATACTCTTTGCACCGGCTTTCAAACCGTTTCTGGTTGTCAGACTGCCGTCCTGTCGGTGTCTTTACCTCAACGTATCCGATACCAGAATGCCACCACACGACGAGATCAGCGACACCTGGACGCAAGCCCATAGAGATGAACTGTCCCATGCGGATTTTTGCACTCTTCCCTCCACCGGCTAGTTCATTGGGGCAACTGTGGAAGAAGATATTGTGCAATTGTAAAAGTTGGCATATTGCGACCTGTATCTTACTTTCGTCGTGTTTCAATGTTTTCTCCTTTCGCTTATATACATAGCAATAGTTACTAAGACAATGCCAAGTATGAATCCAACACTAAACAATATATATCCTGTAGGTATAATCATACAATCTCCTCAATCCCACACGCAAGAGCCACAACGCTTTCTATGAACGATCCCTTGCTTGTGGTCACGTCGTTTACATAGCAGATACGGTCACACGTTACAAGTTCAGCAAGGCACACCTTGATATACTTCTCATACGACCAATCCGGTGGAAGTTGCGACGGATCGAAAACGTGACAGTCGTGGAACCGTTCTCGCGCTTCCTTGAAATGCTCCTTGTAGTTCTTGTCGTGGCTTATTGATCCTGATAGGAATATTTTCATTTCAAGCCCTCCTGTTCCATGCGTCTTTTGCTTCCTTCTCGTTCCAGTTGTCCATGTTTGCGTAGCTTGTGCCTGTTCTGGTGCTTGAGTGTATCTGTCTGGTAAACTCATGTACTTTGCAATCTTGTTCTGTCTCTTTTGACTTCCTCGCCATGTTCATTTCTCCTTTTGAAACTAATATCTAGCGTTAGAGCCGCTTCCCTCTGCTACCACTTACCATAAGCTAGACTTGCGTGGTCTTTTTCACCAAGTCCGTTGCAACCGGAATCGAACCGGTATCCCTTCACACCAATCCTCAGCAACCGAGTGGGAATCGAACCCACACTTTTGGAGCAAGAGGGAATCGAACCCTCGTCTTGATTATTCCCTTTTGGGTTTTGTAATCAATCGACACCATTTTTGCCCCTTGCACCGGTCGAATCACCGGTTGGATGTACTAGCAGTATTTATTCTTTGAGATTACGAACGTCTCACCCAAATCAATTACTGTGTAATTATTTGAATTGCATACTCTCTCTATTGCTGGAAGCCCAATATCTCCAAGCAATCCTTTATCCCCATAAATACCTGCATACCCTGCTACATTCTTCGTGAAAAAATCTAATGCATTCATCTTTGTTTCTCCTTTCTCTTGAATCTTACTCTACATACACTTTAATGTCAAGAAGTATTTTTAAGTATTTGTGTAGACGCGCGCGGTAACATGAAATGCACGGGAAAAAAGCAGGAAGATGAAAAAGTCCCACGGGCCTCTGCTACACTGGGTTTACCACAACTCAACGGTAGCGAGGACACCATGGGACGAACGAAGCTTATCATAGAGAACCGGGGCAGGCATACCCATTTCACCTGGGAGCAGAGATTGCAGTTGCAATATCATCACAACGGGACGAACGGCTACCAGAAGATACGCTCGCCGCTGGTACTGGGAACACTACTGGGAAAGCATGAGTCGACCATCCGCAGCGAACTGAATCGGGGCATGGTGGAACACCTGAGAAGCGACCTGGGCACGGTGCGGGAGTACAATGCGGAATATGCCCAGCTTGATGCCAAGCTGAAGGGAGGGGCGAAGGGGCCGGATCTGAAGCTGGGGCATGACTGGGCCTTGGTGGAAGAGGTGACGCGCCTGGTCAGGGACAAAGGATATTCGCCATATGCCGTCATAGCCGAGTTCAACAACACGCACTGGCCCAGCGGGACGCGCATCTGCGAGAAGACCCTGTACAACTACATCCAAGCGGGGTACCTGGGGGATCTCACTGAGAAAGATCTGCTTCTGGGCGGCAAGCGGCGCAAGGCCAAGGGCGAGCCGAAAAGGCACTCCCGGGCGGCCGCAGCGGCCAAGAGCATCTCCAAGCGGCCGCAGGAAGCTGAGGATCGCAGCGAGTTCGGGCACTGGGAGGCGGATACGGTGGTGGGCGGAACGGGGAGCTCTCCGACGTGCCTGCTGACCCTCACCGAACGCAAGACCCGTTTCGAAATCACCCGCCGGATCGACAGCCGCACTGCCCGGGCGGTCAAGGAGGAGCTCGATGTGATCGAGCGGCAGATTGGTCCGACGTTCTTCAGGCTGCTGTTCAGGACGGTCACCGGGGACAACGGGGGAGAATTCGCCGACATCGCGGGATTGGAACAATCGGTGCGGTCCTTGCAGCAACGGCTGGTGCTCTACTTCGCCCACCCCTACAGCAGTTTCGAGCGGGGAACGAACGAGAACCACAACGGCATCATCAGGAGGTTCATTCCCAAGGGTTCCGACATCGCCGACTATTCGAAGCGGAAGGTGCGCACAATCCAGGATTGGATGAATGCCTATCCCCGAAAAATCCTGCAGGGGATGACCCCGAGCATGGCGCTCCAAGCGGAGCTCGGGCCCGAGCTCCGCTTGCCTAAGATACTGGAGGTGAAACGATGAGAAAGAAAAACGTGCAATCTACTTTACAGGGAGCCAAGTATTTGTGTAGACCCACCCCCTACAGTAGATTTGGTAGAAAGGTAGACACTCTAAGAGTGTGTCTACCACTTCTACCATAATTCACTGTTTTTGTCGATTTTGTAGAAATGGTAGAATCTACCACTTTCTACCGCTTTCTACCAAGCATCAAAGCACATGAAACAAGTCTGTCTTTTATGACAAAACCATTGTTTTTAGGCTCTATAATGCTGTTTCTTATCATTCTACCAACAAGCCCGTTGTCACTTTCCTTCAATGCCTGACGCGCCTGACCTTCTGTCTTGCCGTCTTTTTCCACCAAGCAATCCTTCCATGCTGATTTTGTGAGATATGGTGTGTTTTCTACCACTTCTACACCTGATGCAAGCCATGCCGTACCGAAGCTGTACACGTCCTCCATGGTTTTCTTACCGTATGTCTTGACCAGTACGGCACCACTTTCCACCACGACAGCACTTGTGACCTGCTCTCCGTCCTCGTCGAACCATCCTTCTATCGCCACTGTTTCCAGTTCAAGTATCTTGTCTTGTGCTAGTTCCGCATCCTTGTTCTTGCGCTGGATAATCTTTATCGTCGGCTCCTTTTCCTTCTTCTCGACCGATATCTCGATATCCAATGCACCTTTCCAAGCAGAGCTACCACGCCCCCTATGTTGTGCCTCCTGGTTGACTCCGGTATGGTGTACCAGAAGCACGGAGCAACCAAACTCGTCCATAAGGATTGCGCAAGCATCCAGCATGGTCTTGGTGTCCTGCGAACTGTTCTCGTCACCATCAAGGAAGCGGTGCAGGGTGTCGACGACAATCAAAGCCGGATCGGCATTAATCTCACGGATTGCCGATATGGTTTTGTGCAATCCTTCCGGCGTATTGAGGTCTGTACCGCCCCTTGATATAGCCATGTTCATATGGTCTGGATTGTGCTTTTGCTTCCATGCCGAGGCTCGTCCACGCAAGCCATGGTGTCCCTCTCCTGCAAGATAGATGACATTACCTTCACGCACCCTCTCTCCGCACCAATCGTCTATCCCTGACGCTATACGCATGCACCAGTCCAAGACAGTAAACGTTTTTCCGCATCCACTTGGGCCATGTACCATAATGAGCGCATTGTCCTGTATCCAGTGCTTCACAAGCCACCGTATTGGTGCAGGTTGTGCGCAAAAGTCGTCCATCCATGTGAGCCACGATTCTGTTGTTGGCGGTTCCAGCAACCCCAGCAAATCCCCACCACCCTGCACAAAATCGTTCACATCAGATGCAACCGGCGAAACTATGACAGACGCACCGAACTTTGCCGCCGCTTGTTCCGCCTTTGCCTTTCCGATTCCGTTTGCGTCGTTGTCAGCTATGATGGTGATGGATAGTGAAGGTGAGCGTGTGCGCAGTATCTCGGTGACATTCAGCAGGTTCCCTGCACTGTACGCAACGACAACCGGCTTGCCTGTCGCCTCGTACACGGTCGCACCGGTGGCGAATCCCTCGACGACATAACAGAAGTCCGATACCACACCGATTGTATACGAACACGCCTTCACAGCACCACCAGGATGATACTGCTTGTCACCGTCGGTGCTGATATACTGTATACTAGACAGCTCCCCGTCTGCATCGTACAGCGGTGCTATCAGGCGACCGTCTCCGGTGATGCGCAGACCGTGCGCCTTGACACCTTTCCTCTTTAGATACGGATGCTCGTCGGAGGCAAGTCCTGCAAGTTCCCATATCTTCGCCACGGTGTCGGCGGCGGCCTCGTGCTTCTTTATCAACGCTTGGTCGCGTATCTCCTTTATTTCTGCCATGCGCCGTGAGTGCGCCATTTGTTCCGGTATGGACAGTTCGCGCCCAACATCGGCACGCCAATGTACTTCCTCTCCTGTTTTCCAGTTTCCGAACTTACCAGCCGGTATTCCGTCACCGAAAGCGACGTACCAACCGGCGTCTTTTGAACTGTCGACAGGGAAGCGGTGTAGGCACCCGTCCAAAAGAATGGTTTCCGGGTATAGGTCGAATTGCGCCATGTGTGTCAAAAGTTGCGTTTCCGGTGCTGGCGGTGTCCTATTGAAGTACAACGGCCCACCGAGGATTGCCTCTAGGTTTCCTGCCATTTATTATGCCTCTTCTTCTAATAAAAACAACGATTCCTCAATGGATGAAAGACGCTTTTCTGAAATCTTAATATACTCTGGATTTAATTCACTTCCAAGATAATGCCTTGCATATTTCTTTGACACAAGCGCAGTTGTACCAGCACCCATAAATGGATCATATACGACCCCACCTTCTGGGCAACCAGCCAAAATGCATGGTGTGATAAGTTCTTCTGGAAATGTTGCGAAATGTGCTTCTGAAAATGGTTTTGTAGTGACAGTCCACACGGAACGTTTATTCCTTTTTAGATAATCATTTTTTACAAGACCTGACATTTTAGTTCTTCCGGGCGTGTTGTTTAATTTTGTTTCGTCTCTGTTTCTTAATGTTGAATCTTGACAAGCATCCTCTTTTATAGCATCATTATCGAAGTAGTATTTCTGGCTCTTGCTCAACAGAAAAATGTACTCATGGCTCTTGGTACATCGGTCTGTCACGCTCTCCGGCATCGGGTTTGGCTTGTGCCAGATGATATCTTGACGGAGCCACCATCCATCTGCTTGAAGAGCAAAAGCAACACGCCAAGGAATACCGATAAGGTCTTTTGGCTTTAATCCAATATTCTTAGGTTTCCCACTTTGCTTATATGAATTAAACCCATCTTTTTCTAGTTGCCCGAATTGATTACCTGCTCCACCACTTCCGGCATAGCTATCACCCAAATTCAACCACACCGTTCCATCATCACGGAGAACACGCATAACCTCTCGGAACACTTCTACCAACTTCGCAACATACGCTTCTGGAGTTTCTTCCAGTCCAATCTGACCGTTAACTCCGTAATCTCGTAGTCCATAGTATGGAGGTGAGGTTACTACAGTATTTATGATACCATCCGGCAATTCCTTCAAAACATCGATACAATCACCTTGAACAATAGTGTCAATCATTCTTTTATGCCTTTTCATTTCTATCGCACCATTCATCGATCGCCTTTAGTGTCTTGTACCTTGGGTCGTCCTTCTCGCCATTCGCCACCTTCCTTATTGTATTATAGTGTAGCCCCGTGGCTTCCGCAACCGCACCGATATGGGTCTTTTCAATGGCCTCGTTCATCTTTTTCCGTAATTCTTGTAAATCTCTCATAAATTCCTCCAATTGGTAGTTGACACCATGATAGCGTTATGATAAGGTAATGTCAAGGTTAGGAAAAATGTTTTTATAAAGGAGAAAAAAAAACATGAACATTAACGAAGTATCTAAGTGGTTTTTGAGGAATTTCGCAAGTCTTGCTGGTTTCTTTGGCGACAAAGGGATCATAACACAAAAAAACATTTCAATCAGTGACTTGGAAAAGGTGGCACATGCCTACCGTTTTGAGTACATAGACTGTGGCGATAATTTTGTGTTGTCGCAGTCAAGGTTTTGTAAGTAAAGGAGTAAGTAATGAACATTAAAAGAGAGGACGTAATTTTCGACCCTACAGACCAAAGGGCTGTTGAGTTGGTTGGGAAGAAGGTGTGGGTGTTTGATTGTTGTGACGGTAGTGATGCAACACAACAACAATTGAAAAGTCTTAAAGATACTAAATATTGTTGGCCATTTCTAACTAGACTTAAAGATTATAAGTTCATCGCACCACTTCCAGAACCAAAGTATCGCCCGTTCAAGAACGCACAAGAGTTCGCACCGTTTGGTGACAAATGGTTACAGGCAAAGAATATTCATGGTGTATTGTTCAAAGCAATAAGCATACACGACACATGTATAGGCTATATCGACCCATTGAGACACGGTGTTCGATATGTTTCATGGGAAGAGCTGCTTAAAGATTGGGAGTTCGCCGGTGAAGATGTCGAGAAAGACGGCACCCCTTGCGGTGTAAAGGAGTAAATTAGAAATGAGAGAAGTTTTGTCTATTATCGTTGCTGTTTTATTTGTTGTTTTAGTGGTTCTTGCCTTTGCTTTTACAATGGCTTTCTGCTTGACAGTCCCAGCGGTGCATGGATTCAATAAAACATATGGTACAGATTATACTACCATGCAATTTTTTTTCAATGAAGAAACTTTGCGTGATTATCACGGAAGAACATTTATCTTAAAGGAGTAACTAAATGGCAATCAAATTACTAAGCACGAAGGACGTCCAAGTACACGGTGTAAAAATTTTGGTGTACGGACAATCGGGAGCCGGAAAAACAACACTCATCAAGACGCTACCCAAGCCACTGATTATCAGTGCTGAGGCTGGGTTGTTATCTCTCGCAGGTACAGAGATTCCATACTTGCAGGTAACAACGATGGACGAATTGAGCGAAGCATACCTGTACGTTGTCGAGCATCTTGAAGAGTATGAGACAATCTGCCTTGATTCTTTGAGCGAGATTGCGGAGGTTGTGTTGTCGGCTGAAAAAAAGACAGCGAAAGACCCGCGCCAAGCATACGGTGCCATGCAGGATCAAGTCGGTGATTTGATACGCGCTTTCCGTGACTTGCAAGGAGTCAATGTCTATTTCAGCGCAAAGGCTGAAAAGGCGCAGGATGAGAACAACCGTATCATGTGGTCGCCGATGATGCCAGGTAATAAGTTGGCGCAGTCAATACCGTACATGTTCGACGAGGTGCTGGCCTTGCGTGTCGAGAAGAACAGTGAAGGAGAGACCGAACGGGCACTGCAATGCGACGGCGACGGTATCTGGTCGGCAAAAGACCGTTCTGGTAAGTTGGAGCAATGGGAAGCACCGGATTTGGGTGCTATTATCGAGAAGATTAAAGGAGATGCTTGATGGAAGCACGCGTAATAGACGAGCGCAGGGTAGTACTTACCTTGTCCGTAAAAGAAGCTGAATATATACAAGAGTTGGTTAAAAACCCAATGTGTAATCCAGAAGAAGAACCACCAGAGCAAAAAGAATACAGAAGAAATCTTTTCTATTCAATCAATAATCTCAATTTATAAAGGAGGCCAAATAATGGCACAATTAGGAACGACATTTTCACGAGACGAACTTCCGGTATCACAGGGTTTTGATCCAATTCCAGCAGGGTGGTATGACGCAACTATCTCCGGTGCAGAACTTAAAGATACCAAGGATGGAGCCGGTCAGTACATCAACGTCCAGTACACGGTGCTTGGGCCGGAACACCAGGGGCGCGTATTGTTTGGAATCATCAACATTCGCAACGCTTCCACAAAGGCGCAAGAGATTGGGTTGGCAAATCTGAACGCGCTCATGGCTTCGATTGGACTTGAAAAGGTGCAGGACACCGACCAGTTGATCGGTCACGATTGCCAGATTAAGGTCAAAATCAGGCCGGCAAAGGATGGATACGACGCGCAAAACGACGTGTCTGGCTGGAAAGCCCCATCTGGTGGAATCAAATCATCGGCACCGGTGATAAAGAAACCGGCGTTCGCACGATAAAGGCATGGGGGCGAAAGCCCCCATGTAATTAAAAGGAGTAGACAAGATGAAAGTGTTTAGTTTGGAGAAGTTTAAAAAAGGACTTCATGGTCAACAAGTAGATTCTTGGGCTTATCAATGCGATGGAAAGACAAGGGAAGAGTGCGAGGCGTTAGGATGGGTGGTGTGTGATTCTTGGATGGTTGAACCATCACCAACGCAAGACGATACCGCCACCATCAAGGGCGCAAAACTGGAGTACCACCGTTTGCCACCGGAACAACTTGCAGGTATGGCGGAGATTATGAACAAAGGGGAAATATCACACGTCACCGGTTACATGGAAATTAATCCACGACATTATTGGAACGCCATTTTTGGGCACTTAATGGCAATTCGTAGAGGCGAACGCTTGGACGAGGAAGGAAACTCACACGCTCTTGCAATTGCATGCAACGGTGTCATCCTGGACAGACAGCTAAAGGCTGGGAAAGAGTTGAGGTTTGAAAAATGAGAGAGATTAAATTTCGGGCAAAAGCAAGATATGGCGGGGATTGGATTTATGGAGCTTTACTAAAAGACAACGTATTTACATATGTATTAAGTGGTAACCCAAAGGTTACTATGGGATTACAAATTACCAAAGAAGTGGAAGAAGTACTTCCAGAAACAGTTGGCCAATACACAGGACTCAAAGACAAGAACGGCAAGATGATTTTTGAAGGTGATGTTATACACGTAGACAATTATGATGAGGGTTGGGACTCAATCGTTGAGTTTAAGGGTGGCGCGTTTGCGGCAGATGTTGAAGGTAAAGACTATGATTATACCGCAATAGGTTGGCTTGAATATGAGGTTGAAGTCATCGGCAATATCCACGAAGGAGCAACACCATGTACATCCGCCACTGTGGAATAACCGGCTTCAAAGTCGACACAGGAGATAACAACGAAGTACTTTGCGACAAGTGTTGTTTCAACAATGCGCCGACGGATTGCATGAACCATGTCCCGTGCAAATTCGGATGGTACTACAAGGAGACAAAAACTAGGTATCCTTTCAACGGCGCAAACGAGAACGCCGTCGACTTGCTCCTTATGAAAGAAGCCCCAGCGACACAGATTGAACACAAGAAAACAACCAACACATGGGTAGGGCTTTACGGTAACGACAGGATTGTTGAATCGAAATCGTATCTTTCTGCAAGAATCGCATGCCTAAAGGATATGAAAAGACATGCGATAGATGCTATAATGTCAAGCGAAAGAAAGAAGCAGAAGGGTGTGTACGTGTATCCGTTCCGCGGTGTCACCGTTGGCATAGAACATTCCAAGAAGAAAGCGAAAAGCATAGCGATAAGGAATATCAAGGACTACTTTGATATCATCATCGAAAAGGAGTTGTCAGATGGAGCTTCCGAACAAAGTTAGGGACGATTATTTCAATACGCTCACACAAGACCCACCACGCCAACACATGGGCGTGAGTGAGATAGGACACCCGTGTAGACGCAAGTTGTGGCTTGGTTTCAGGTGGGCGGTTGTTGAGACATTTCCAAAGCGCATATTGGCACTGTTCCGACGAGGACAGATAGAAGAGGTCATTGTAGTAGAGACGCTACGCAAGGCTGGATACGTGGTCACAGAAGCGTTGGAGGAACAGAAGTACATAGATTTAGGTTGTCATGTCGGCGGAAGCCCTGACGGCGTTATTTCTGGAGTTACCGCAAAAGACCACATCTTGGAAATCAAGACGCATAGCAAAAAAAGTTTCGACGACTACATGAAAAAAGGCGTGAAGGAATCCAAGCCCCTGCACTACACACAGATGCAAGGCTACATGCTTGGGCGTGGCTTGGAGCGTGCGCTGTATTGCCCCGTGTGCAAGGACGACGACCGTTTCGAGCCGGAACGGGTGCGACTTGACAAGGATTTTGCGGAGAGGGCAATTAAACGGGCGCAAGATATCGTACTGTCGGACAGACTACCGGAGCCGATGCAAACCGATCCAGAATGGTACGAGTGCAAGTTTTGTCCGTCGCATGATTTTTGCTTTGGCGACAAGAAGCCGTTGATTAACTGCCGTACATGCGCTCATAGCACGACGATGCTTGACGGCACTTGGTTCTGTGAGCGGTGGGAGGCGACCATACCTGTGGACGCACAACGCGAAGGGTGCCGTTCTCATGTTATCCACCCCGATCTTTTGAAAGATGTGAAAATCGAAGAGGTTGACGAGTGGAACGTCAAATACAACGGGATTCTCGTTGGTGAAAGCGGTGTTTCAAGTGCTGAATATCTGGACTTTGGAGCAGAAGCGATAGCGAATATGTTTGGGGGGTATGTGAAATAGTTGTTGACATCATTGTGTAACTGCTGTAATGTATAAATGTAAGGAGATTACAACATGAAAGAGAGGATAGTATTTTGTGAGAAGTGTGGAAAGCATTTCACAGCAAGAGAAGATGAAGGAACGGAAATAAGAAGAATACAAGGACAAGATAGAATATTCATACACAAAGACCATACTTGCCCTAGCTGCAATGCCAAGACTATGGTTTTATGGATGCACTGGATAGATGGAAGTGAGACAAAATGAAACATACAAAAGAGCCTTGGAAAGTTAGTTCTAGGAGAGCAACTTTTATCATTAACCCTAATAGCGCATACACAGAAGTAATAGCGCAATGTTATTTTCTTGACAATAAAACAGAAGAAGAAAATGCCAAGCGCATAGTCGCTTGTGTCAATGCTTGTGCTAGAATTACAAATGAAGAACTAGCAAGTAATCCAATCTACGATATAAAAGATCCTTTTGTACATGATTTACAACAAAAAATAAAGATGTTAGAAGTTCGTATTGAAAGGCTTAACAGAATACTCACAGTCAATGGTATATCAGTCCAATGACCAACCTCCGCCCCTACCAGCAGAAAACCGTCACCGATTTGTGGCGGTGGTTTGAACATAATATAGGAAATCCATGTCTTTCGCTTCCAACCGGCAGTGGCAAGAGCCATATCATTGCCGCAATATGCAAGGACGCCATAAGCCAGTATCCACCGACAAGGATACTGATGTTGACTCATGTGAGAGAATTAATTTCTCAAAATGCTGAAAAATTACGCTACCATTGGCCTAATGCGCCACTTGGCATCTACAGCGCAGGGCTAAAGCAAAAAGACATTGACCAGATTACATTCGCCGGTGTGCAATCGGTACGCAAGAAAGCGTCGTTGATTGGTCATATAGATTTGATTATTGTTGACGAGGCGCATACCATTAACCACAATGACACCGGTGGATACAGGGAGCTGATAAACGACTTGCAATCTATTAATCCAAAGTGCAAGGTCATTGGATTGACCGCAAGCCCGTTTCGCTTGGGTCACGGAATGATTACCGACGATCCGGCTATCTTTGATGATATAATCGAACCGGTGACAATACAAGAACTGCAATACCAAGGATATCTAGCAAAACTTATATCGAAAGCCACACACAAGAAACTGTCTGCCGATGGTGTGCATACCCGTGGTGGCGAGTACATAGAAAGCGAACTGCAAAAAGCGATAGATACAAGCGACAACAACGTGCAGGTTATAGATGAGGTTATAAGTCTTGCCGGTGACAGGAGACATTGGCTATTCTTCTGCACCGGTGTAGAACATGCCGAGCATGTGCGCGATATCCTTGTTGACCGCGGTATCACAGCAGACTGTGTGACGGGGAAGACACAGCACCGCGACAGGATTTTGGACGAGTTCAAAAATGGACAGATAAAAGCGATAACATCAGTCGGAGTGTTGACAACCGGATTCGATTACCCTGACATAGATTTGATTGTCATGATGCGACCTACGATGAGTCCGGGACTGTACTTGCAAATGGCTGGCCGTGGACTCCGCTTAAAGTCACACACAGAAACTTGCCTCGTGCTGGACTTTGCAGGTGTCGTCGAACAGCATGGTCCGATAACGAACGTTTCTACACCGAAGAAACCAGGAGAAGGAATCGCACCGTCAAAGATTTGTCCAGAGTGCGACGAGATAGTCCATGCCAGTTTAATGGTTTGTCCGTCATGTGGCTACGAGTTTCCACCGGTGCAAAAGGAAGCGTTGGTCTTGCATGACGACGATATCCAAGGCGACGGATCAAAGAAACAAGACGTTCTGCGTTGGGAGTGGGAGATACACACGTCGCAAAAAAGTGGAAAGCGGATGCTCAAGGTGACATACTTCGGCAATCTGAACGAACACCCGATAAGTGAGTACTTGACGGTGCTACACGATGGATACGCCGGTTACAAGGCACTGGAGAAGCTACGTGTCATATCAGACAAGATTGGCGTTGACTACATGTCGCACGAGACGCTGGAATCGTTGTGCAATGCTTTGAACAAAGCAAGCCCACCAACCGAGATTGTCCATATAAAGAACGGAAAGTTCTACGATATCATAGACAGGATATGGGGAGAACGCAAAGAAGCCGAAGAAATCGAAGAAGACGATGAGATTATTTGGTTTTAGGTGTTGACATGATAATGTGTGTGCTGTAGTATTGGTGTAAAGGAGAACAAAGAAATGGAAAATATGTTTGTTATAAAGAGAGAAAGCGAAATGCACGGAGAAGCATATTTGGATAAATATGCTGAATTTAATGGCAAGGCTTTTGCCTATGCAATGCCGTTGAAATTGGCAGAAATTATTAGAGAAAGTTGCTTTTCTTGGGAAGACAAGTTTGTTCTTGAAGAAGTAAAAGGAATAGAAAGAACAAAAAGAGACATGTTCAAGACAACAGTAACCTACAAGGGGTATGATTTCGAGGTTGAATATTCGTGGGAGGATGCATACCTTGGCGACTTCTACGAGCCTGACAACGCCGGTGGAGTTGACGAGTATTTCATCTATCTTGGCAACGGAATAGATGTTACGGAAATGCTTACCGAGAACACGGTAGACGAGATCATCTACCTTGTGGAGAAAGACCATAGGGAGGGATTCTGTGGATAAACTCCTTCACTTCGGCATTTGCTTGATAACATCGGCAGTACTGACCTTCACCTTCTCACCGTCTGTCGGTATCAGCTTTACAGCTGGTATCGGCATTGGGAAGGAGGTTGGCGATTATATGAATTATGGTAAAGATGTTGACAATTTCGCTGAAATGGCTGTTGGCGACCTTCTGGCAGACGGTGCAGGGATAGCCTTGGGGACGTTGATCGGTTCACAGATAAAGGAGACAACTAAATGACAATTACCGAAGCAAAAGAACTAGTAAACGCAATTCTGGACATGAACGGAAAAGACGATTTCACCTATTCACCGTGGGTAAGCATATCAAACGACGACAGCATACTTTTTGTTTGTTCGATATGCAATAAAAAGACTGGCGACGCTCATAATGTAGTAGACTTTAACGGCGACATCTTGCGTCGTATCGACATGGCAAAAAAATCAATGTCTGACAGAAGAGAAGAATACATTGCAAGGCGAAAGGTTCGCCTTGCGGAAGAACTGAAAAAGTTGGAGGAAACGGAATGATTGTTGTTAGCGTCTTGTGGCTGTCTATCGGTATCGCAATTATGAGTTATTCCATATGGTTCTATCTGTTGTACCTTGTTGTTTCATGGGCGATATTCACGTCGATAGAATATAAAAAAACCACCGGCGGGAAAGGAGTAAACCGCACGGTGGATAAAGGGAAACATCCCTTTTGACTATATGATACTCTAAGTATTGCGGGATTGCAATATTTCAGAATGTATAAAATCGGTCGTTGACCGAAAAAAAGCTAATGGAGGATTTTATGGAAACGACAGGAAAAGAAATTACAAAGGAAATCACAAGAATTGTAGAACATTCGTATCAAGTGAGGGATTTTTCAGAGAAAATTTGCTATGAAGTAAATGAATTGAAAGAAAGGCTTTTCGGTGATGCTGAAAAAGGCATTGGAGAAAACATGAAACCAGAAGGTGAGATAAACGCAACTCACAACAATCTTGGGATTATCGAGAATAACTTACGATTGATAATGGATTTTATAAGAAAGTTGTAAACAATAAAGTATTGAAATAATAATTGCATGAAAAGCCCCCAACGGCATACCGAATGGGGGCGATTTTGCGTTTGTTCGAATCTTATAGCAGCGTTAACAAAAGTAGTGAAACACTCACGACAGAAACACCGATTAAAATATTACTTGTCACTTGATATACCTTTAATCTGCGCTCCATATTTTTGTATCCAGTTTCTAAGTCTTTCATTTGCTTGTTCAAGTTCAGAAACTTGGTATCTACCGCTTTTGATTTGCTTTCCAACGTCATCAAGGATAATCCCATCTCGTATGAACTCTTCTTCAAGTCTTGCAATAGTTGCGTCTGATACGTCTTTGAGTTCTCCAAGTCTGACAATCTCGTCTGCAAGTTTGTCATATTCTCGTTTAAGTTCTGCGTAATCGTTTCGTAGTCGCTCAAAATCAGCGACAGTTCCGCCATTGGATCGGCGGCCAAATATGAAGCCGACGACACTACCAATAGCAAGAACAATGATATGACTATACTTTTTAATCCATGCCCACACCTTTTTCCACATTTCATTTTGTCCCCTTAAGTACATCGTACCCCAATACAGATACAGATGTAACAAGTATTCCCTGTAGAATACCAGTCATAACAACAGCGTCTAAGACCATACGCCATCCCGTATATTCCGTGGACATGAACCCATATACGGTGCAGACAGATACCGCAAAAACAACAAGGACAATCGGTATTCTGCCAGTTGCAACCTTTGCATTTGGATATGTTTTTTCACCGTTGTTTCCAAGAATCATTTTCCCTTTTAACCATACTCCAATACCATTCAAAACTGGAAACAATATCAATAATTCTGGTCTTAAGAACTGCTCCATACCCTTCCTCCTATGTTCGTAATGTCACGTCAAAGTGATCGATTCTATCAAATGTCTTGTTGATATATAAATCAACAACCCCATATCCTTTCGCTTGCATGTTATAAAAACCATCAGAATATTTCAAGCGGCACCCTTGTTCCTTGTCAATCTCGTGCATCTTGTATCCTGGTGTTATGAGTGCCTTTGACACCGTCTGCACATAATTACCATTCTTGTTGAGCCCATCGCGCACAATCCCGTTGTCTTGTATCGCCGTGTGCTTGTGTCCCATCCAATACAGGTCTGCTATGTGGCTGTAAATCATACGATTGAAGTCAATCATGCCCTTTGTCACCGGTGCGCTTCCACCAGCACCGTGATGGTGGTAGATGGTGAACGGCGTACATGCTTTTCTTTTTGTTACCGGCTTTAGCTTGTACTGCATGTATCCCTGATATCCGGCACGGTGGATTGGTGGTAATGTCACAGACCGCTCACGGTTCAGCAAAACAATCAAAGCACCGATGAAGTCAAAACTGTTGTACTTTATCGGTGATTCCTCATGGTTGCCTGTTCCTATAACATCGATATAATCAGCGAACGGCTTCAACTCCTTGAAGGAAAGTTCTAGCGTTTCGTTGATAACATCATCCCTTCTCGACATGAGTTTGGATGCGGTAAAACGCTTGCGGTCGCTTGGCACAATCAGTTCAGCGATATCTCCGTTTATTGAGAAGCGTCGTTCCTCGTCGGCAGATGTTGCAAAATCTCGGCGCATGGTCTTTATGTCGCAATCCTCAGCACCGATATGAAGGTCTGAAAAAAGGGCCAGTTTCAGTTCTGGACTCGATCCATACATGATATCCCTGACAAAAGGCGTATTCATTTGCACTTCCTGTAGAAAGACTCCGTTGTTGTGTGCAAAAAATATTCGTTCATTTTTCGCTCTTGTATCTCGCTCTCGCCGTTTATCTTGTTCCGTCGCAAGGCATCGAAAATGACGATATCATTTTCAAGCCCCAGCTTGGTTCCCTCGGCTATCTTGTCAAGATACTTCTTGTTGCCAAGTCTGCTTAGTATCGATGTCACTACCGTGACAGTCCCTCCAATCAAAGCTACCAGTACCACGTCACTCATCTAAAACCACCTTTATGTATTTATAACGTACCGAACGCAGGGTTCGGCGGGAATTCCGAGAAGGAAAGTTCATAGGTTCGGAGCTTCTTATTTCCGTCATCAACATGGGCTACAATTTTTTCTGATAAAGATGCAAGACCAGATAGATTACCACCAGATATTGGAAACACACTTCCAACCCTAGACCATGTTGATCCATTCCAATGATATGTACTGATTTTACTCTCCGTGGTATCGGCTGTAATGACAATAGTATTAGAATTAATCGTACAAGCAGAAGGAAAGTTTGGTATCGTAACACTAATACCACTACCAACCTGTATCCAATCTGTGCCGTCCCACTCGTAGGTACGGAGTTCATCGTTTGTACTATCAATGAATGCTATGGTGGTTGAAGACAAGGAACAGATGGCAGGACGACCAATAGCTATAGCTAAACCGTTTCCAACCTGTGCCCAATCTGTGCCATCCCATTCATAGGTACGTAGTTCGTCGCTGTTGGACTCTATAAGTGCTATTTTTGTAGATGATAGTGAACATAATACAGCATCGCTAATGGTAGCTATAGCTAAACCGTTTCCAACCTGTGCCCAATCTGTGCCATCCCACTCATAGGTACGTAGTTCGTCGTTGTTGTCATCTATAAATGCAATGGTAGTAGAATTAAGTGTACATAATTTTGCCCTCAGTCCCATGGTAGCTATAGCCAAACCGTTTCCAACCTGTGCCCAATCTGTGCCATCCCACTCATAGGTACGTAGTTCGTCGCTGTTGGACTCTATAAGTGCTATTTTTGTAGATGATAGTGAACAGACTGCAGGATATGCTAATGATACAAAATCAAAACTATTACCCAACTGTGCCCACGTTGTCGGCTTGTGCTGGTTTATGAATCCCGTGCTAAGACTAGCAAACGTTGGACTGCCATCAGTATCCAACTGTGTAAAATTTCCACCCATTGCCTCATGTGCGTCATAAATCCCCTGTTCAATCTTGTTCATGTTGTCAACAGTAAACGGAGTTCCAGCAGTACTAACACCAGTCGGGTCGTTGGTCAACTCGACGCTCGTTTCGGTCTCGTTTGTCTTTAGGAATCTATTGAGTGCTGTTCCGACACGGGCAAGCCATGTGGTCTTTGTATATGCCATTTATACTTCCTCCAAGTTCAGCCTATAGATGATATTATACGTTATGTTGCTGTTTTTCTCAATTGGCTTTAGTGCGTGTGAAAGTAGTATTCCACTGTCAGCTGTTATGCTACCACCGGAGAATATTCCAATCTCGGATATTGAGAAGTTTGCATCTGCCGTTGAAAGTTGGCAGATTGCAACAAATTGCTTGCCGTTCCAGCTTTTAGAAGTGAAAGCCTTTCTAAAAACTTCCGTTTCTAGGGTGGTGTCGCTCTCTGTTGGTGGTGTTGTTCCGGTGCCAAAAGCAAAGTAGGAAACATCAAGACTTCCAAGGCTCTCCCCTGCAAGGCTTTTCAAGATGTATTCGTACACCGGTGTTGTGATGATATTATGGAACCGGTCAACTAGTACACCATCTCTCCATATCTCGTATTCTCCGCGTATTCTTATCATGCCAACATCTCCATAGGATAACTCAAAATCACCGGATCAATAAATTCGCTTGCTGTTGGGTAGTATACAATCCCAGCCTGTTCGAAACTTTCATCGAATTGTAGCCTTTCGTTGTAACTCGCTTCTGTCTTGATTATAACAGCCTCGCTGTTTATTGACAACCGTCTCACGTTTTTATCGTACTTGTTGAAAACCGACCCATATTTTGTGTAATAGTTCTGGTTTTTCAATGTCAAGCGTACACGTGGCCTTGTGTCTGTCAGCCGTGTTATGCTCCGCTCGGTGATAATATAATCGCCAACGATATTGATTTCCGGCAAGTTGAACGTCCAAGAAGTCAAGATGTCGGTGTATTCAAGGTTGTCGGTCGTGCAAGTTATCGTTTCGTCCGCTTCGCCATACCTTTCAAGCAACTGGTCTGCTAAGTTCGAACCATCGGTAAACGTCTCGATGCTAGTATCCGTCTCGACCTTCTCAATACGTCCGCTGGAACCTGTCAATGATGCAATCTCGATTATCTTGGAGCCGTTTTGGTTTTCTATCTCGATTTCAAAGAAGCCGATATACGATACGACAACGGCATCACCTGCCGACGGAGTAACGGTTGCACCACTGTTCAGTGTCACGGTATCGGAATTGTACGCCCACAAGAAAGTGTATTCTTCCTCGTCATTCAGACCCTTCACCCCAACCGTAGCCGGTACACCTTCTATGGTTATCGTAGGAATCTCGGCAAGTGGAAAGCCTAGTATTATGGTCTTTTGGTCTGCCGTCCAGTTATCCGTCTGCGTTTGTATGGAGGTACGCGCCTTTGCACCGGCGATTATTTGTACCGTGCGTTGATCCAGACCAGAAACACTTTTTTTGATCTCCGACAAGTGCGAAGGTGCAGGATAGTTGTCGAAGTCTGTCTTTGACAGGAAGTAAAACTTCTTATCCGGTCCTATGTGCCATGTCGATGCGACCGGACCTGCAAGCTCATCCAAAACATCGGCAACGTACTTGCGTTGTGCAACGTATACGTCGTATGTGAATGGTAGGGTTGATATCTGCCCCAACGTAATACCTTCGCCGGCGATATACTTGTCAAAGATATCCTGGATAATTTCGGTTATGGTCTTTTCTTGGTATGCCTCGCTAAGTGTGCGCCGATATAGAAGTGCATTGGCAGACTGGATTTGCAAGCTATACCGGTTAGGCACAAACTCGGTTGTGTATGTCGGTGTTTCGGGAATGCCGACTACGCCAAAGAATACAACCTTTGAATCTTGTGAAATTGACACCGATATCGCTGAAACAAGCGGCGAAACATACAAGTCTGCCGTTGTCAAGGTCAATCGCACCGCAAGCGACAATCCAGAAAGATTGCCTGTCGCTCCACTGATTGCGCTTCCAGATGTTGCGGTTTCCCAATCACCGTTTGATAGTTTAGTTTCAACGGTGATAGGAAGTGTCGTGTCCCAACTAATAAGAGACGTATCAGCGTTCGTCAAACCTTCCAAAGAGAACGCTTTTTCATACGTTCCCGTTAGAAAGTATTTAGCGATATCATGTATTGCTGTTTGCCAAGATGCCAATGAGTCCTCCTAAGATGATGCCCTATCCGTCGGCTAGTAAATCTCCCCAACTCCACGTACTATCCCCATACTCCTTCCCCAAGGCTAGCCCTACAGCTAGCCAAGGTTGGAATATGGAGACTACAAAGCAGATGCCGAAATGGTAGAGCTTATCCTTGCGCAAGAGCATTTGCCACTTCCTTCCTCAACGCTTCCGGCACTTGCTCGATGGTCATGTCACCCTTCTTGATTCTTTCCACATACGCTCTAATAAAAATATTCATCACACTACCTCCGTGAGAGTCCAATCTGCTAAGGGTTGTATTACACCATTTGTAATCTTTGGTTTCTGTGTGTAATACTTTCCATTAGCTGTATCTGCAATAACCAGATTGCTGTTCAAGTAAGTGATAGTGGTAAGACCCTCTGGATTTGCTACGCTGTAGAAATAGATCACATTGACCAAGTCGCCATCTGTCAAACTTGCACTCGTGAAAGAAAGTCCGTCACCTGCTACCACCGCATCGGTGAGCAAGGTCTGCACACCGGTGGCAAAGTCCACTTTGTATAGCTTATCAATACTGGAAATTTGGTGGTCGGTGTCAAAGATATCAAACTTGGTTGTGTAGATTCCAACGTCGGGTATCGCTGGTTCCCAATACACTGATGCACCGGCAGGGATTGCTCCGTCGCTGTCGATAGGGGTTGTGATTGGGGTGTTGAGAGTATATCTTATCTTTAATCCTGTAAGGTATATCCTTGCTTCTGCTACATCCGCTGTAGCAAGTGGAATTGCAACAAAAACAGTACCGCTAGACCATGTGCTATTATATACAATGTCATGGAGTTTTTGAGAATCTGGGGAGAACCCAGCAACATATCTATTGTAATAAGCTCTAAGTGCATCATCTTCTCCACTGATATTCCCAGATGGGGAACTTGCTGGTAATATCCCTGCAAATTTAGCTATAAGAATTGACGCAAACTTAAACAAAGTTCCATATGTATGAAGACCGATAATGTCAGTAGGTGCTATGGTAACTTCATCACTCACCCTCTTCACATGCACCAACCGCCCATCTTGTACCTCAACGCTATCCTTTGCACTCGGTACGCTACGTCCTTCGGGTGCGGAGAGATAGAGGTCGTGTGCTTCAAAGGGGGCGTAGGTGGTGGCGGTGGAGCCGAGTTCGAGTTGAACGGAAAGTTCTTCGAGCCTTGCATTAACTTGTGCGTCAGTATTCGATGTGTTTACCCCTATATACAACTTTCCATCTGATAAAGTGGTAAAAGTTTTTGTGTCTGCTATCCTAAAATCAAAGTATCCAGCTCCGTTTACTTGTGCCAAAACGTTTAATAGAATTATTGTAGTTGCATTTGCTACACCATAACCAGTTATTCTGTATGTAGTATTCGGAACAAGTTGAATTACTTTAGTAGAATACCCTGTAGTACCAATAAAATCATATTGAGTACGTAAATTTTTATACTCATTCTTATCAAACAGATTCTTCCCCCTCCCCCGATACCGCCCTGTGAAAGGCACGTTTTTGGTGTCGGCAAAGTAGGGGTACTTTTGAGCAAGGATGGTCGTGTTGGTTTCGGTGTCGCCGTTTGCAGTAGTGTTTATAGCTACACAGCCATGATTACCGTCTATCTCTACCACACAATCAGCTGAACCGCCAGAGGCATAGACATAAAACTGGTCTGCTAACGGACTCCCTATTAAACTCAGTATGGTGTACCAAGTTCCGACAACAGGTGAGGATATTGCGGTTCCACCTCCACCATAATTGCAATTCAGTGCTGTTGCTGACCCAGCGGTGATTCTTGCTCTTGCTGTGTAGAACCTTGAGCCGTTGACTGCACTTATTGCTTGAAAAATTCCAACATTTCCAGCCCCAGTTGCGGTGCAAGTCATTATTTTGTTTGTGACAGATAATGTAGCACCCAGTGGAGTAAATCCTGTAGTCCCATTCGAGAAATCACCATTCGTCACCAGATTCCTAGCCGTCAACCCCTCCCTCTTCATCTTCAAGTTGCCAGTCGCATTCTTCGGCAATGCCACGATGCCATAATCCGCAACACTTATCTTGGCTTCCGATTGGTTGGCAAGGGTCTGGTCACGACGGATGTCTTGGATTGCGAGGTCGTTTTCGGTGGTCTTGACCTTGACTGCATCAAGTGAGGTGCTGACAGGGGCAATGGCATCTTTCACAGACTTAGCGACTGAACCATCTACCGTATCTTCACCATTGAGCGTGGCTACATCAATCTCAACTAGCCCTAAATCGGATTCTAACGTAGCAATATCGCTTTCCGCTGTATCAATTCTTACAACAGCACCATCCACAGCCCCCTCAATCAATCCTGCATTTGTATTCCTTGTCGCCAAATCCGTTGCAATCTGATTGCTTAACGCTTCCCTTGTTAAAACTAAACTCATGCTATATCCTCCCATGCTAAGGAATCCCACTGATTCCATGTGCCGTCAATATCTTTATCTAAACTTAATACATCGTCTAAAACTACGGTGTTATCTTTAACACCACCGTCAAAACTACAAAAGCCAGCACTGCCACCACCGTCCTCAATTTCAACACGATCAAAAGGCTCCGGTATGCGTTGCTCTTCAATCAGTATTGTTGCACTCATAACCGCTGTTGCGCCGGCTTGCTCTACTATTTCGGCGTTGTTTGTCAGTCGATATTCTATATCATTTATATATATTCTCATCCTGTGTATGCCAACCCAACATTGTTATCGGTGTGCCGAAATACGGCCCGTGCCAGTTCCCTTCCGTCAAGATTGATTATACCATACATCGTGCCGGAAGTCGCATTGTTGCGCCCCAGCGGTTGTATCATAAGCCCCGCGCTCTTCATGTCGGCGGTTATGCCTTTTGGAATTATTGTCTCGCCTTTATGGATGTTTGCAAGTTGATCCTGTTTGATGATACCACCGACATCATAGCTTGCGGCCTTTGCCTTGATTGCTCCGGCGGCGATGTATGCGGCGGCGGCTCCGGCACCGGAAATACCTGCACCGACGAAATCAAGTTGAACCAACTTCAACGCCGCCATTGCCACAAGTTGATCGCCTATCGCTTTCAAAACATCTGCCAAAGCATTGAGTCCAGACTTTGCGAAGATATCCCAAGACAGACCGCCTGTCGCTATCGCTTCTCCTATGCCCATCATGGTTTCTGCGAATGCGCCTTTTAATGTTCCAATCACGCTCTGTATTGTTCCAACCCAAGTTGTCGTATTGGTTGACATTTCGTCAAGAACGCTTTGCCAAGTATCTTTAACTACTGGCGCTGTTTCTTCAACACCTTCTGAAACGGCGTTGGCTAAATTTGTTCCGGCTTGTTTAGCATCTGGTACAGACGCTTCAACCGTCTCAACTGCTATCTCTGCAATGTCCTCAGCACTGCGCATAACACCGGTTATCCCATCCTCAATTCCATCGGCGAAACCTTCGGCAAAGTATCCACCAATTTCTTTGGTCACTTTGGACGGTGAAGCAATGCCGAGAAGTTTACGTATACCAAGAGGAATTAAATCAAAGAAAGCCATAATTTTATCTCTTACCTTGTCTTTAATCGACTCAAATCCTGTGATAAATCCGTCAATCAAATTAACACCGATATTTTTTGCACCGTCAATAACATCTTGAGTCTTTTCTTTTATTGCGTCTGGAATGGCTTTCAGTATTTCAAGTGCTCTGGTTTTAAGGTTCATGGTTCCATATATAATACCACTTATTATTTTACTACCCATTTCGATAGCTTCACTAGAAATATTTCCAGCAGATTCTTTTAGACCTTCAACGAGTTTTCCTACGGCTTCCTTTCCCTTCTCCTTGATGGTAGGCCAGTTGTCAACAAAAGAAGAAACCAAACCTGCTATGAGGTCAATACCGGCAGTTACGATAGATGGTATGGCGTTGATTATCCCAACAATAAGTTTTGCTACAAGCAGGGCACCAGATACAATCAGGTCTGGTGCATTTTCAGCAAACCACTTGACAATGTTACCGAGTACTTCTTTCAGTTTTTCTACTATGGCCGGCATGCTGTTAGCAATACCTTGGATAAGGTTTACAATCAACTCGATTCCACTTGCTATCATATCTGGTGCATTGTCCATTATCCACGAAACAATAGAACCGACAACACTTGAAATCTGGTCAATGACAAGAGGAATGTTGTCAAAAATTCCCTGTATCAGTTTTGCGATTATTTCAGCACCGCCAGAGATAAAGTCTTTTGCGTTGCCTAACAACCATGTTACTAGGCCAGAAACCATAGTACCAAGATTGCTCAATAGGTTTTCGCTGTTAGAGTTCATCCCGTCGATAAGGTTTAGTATGAAGTCCTTGCCCTTCTGCAAGAACTCTGGAAGTTTTACCGATATCACGCCGATGAGATAGCCTAGCATGTATGATGTTTGCTCCACGATTGTTGGTAGTGCGTTAATGATTCCATTTGCTATTTCAACAACAATCTTACTACCATAACCAACAGCTTTTGGCAAAAAAGATATGATTTTATCTATGATTATCTGTATGACTGTACTCATTTTTTCGCCAAATGCTTGTGCCGCACCGTCAACACCTTTAATCATATCGATCAAACCCTGAACTATTGCATTGATATGTGGCAACACCGGCCCCAAGAAGTTCGCCATTAAAGAAGTGCCCATACGCTTTAGCTGGTCTATGCTATCTGTAAGTCTCACACCAGCGTCAACAACATCGTCTCCTAAAACAAGTCCAAGTTCATGCGCTTGCGCTCTCATGTTTTCTATTGCATCAGAACCACCATTCATTGCCGGGGCAAGTTCTGTTGCAGAACGCCCCAAGAGTTTTGATGCTGTAGCAGTTCGCTGTGTTTCGTCTGTCATTCCAGAAAGGGCAACAAACACTTCATTGAACAGCACTTCGCTACTCTTTAAGTTGCCGTTTGTATCTGTTACCTGTACACCGAGTCGCTTAAACTCATCTGCGTATTCTTTTGTTCCATCTTTAGCTTCTGCCGCACCGTTTGAAAGTGTCTTTAACGACATCTGCAAGCCGTCAACACTCGCACCACTTTGAGAAAGAATAAAATCCCATTCCTGGAAAGCAGTTCTGCTTATCCCTATTTTTTGCGATAATTTATCAACCCTGTCTGCCGTTGCCGCTACTTTTATTGAAGCACCAGCCATGACTCCAATTGCCGTAGTGATTCCTGCAAGCGCAACAGCACCAGCCTTTGCCGCCGCTTTAAATCCTGTTGAAATATTGTTTTTTATGGAACTAATTTGAGAGTCTATTTTCT